AGTACGACGACCATCTCGGTCGACTCGAGGAGCTCGAGCGCGAGGCCGACGCCCGGAAGGGCGCCCTCGACGCAATCGACGAGCGCGGCGAGTAACCACGAGGTATAGACGATGGCAGACTGGGATCCTTCTGACTACCGGACCGAACCGAACGAGGTCTCCGGTGGCGGGTTCGAGACGGACCTCGGCACTGAGGAGATCTGGCCACACATCGACGACGCGAACATGGTCGTCGACGAGCAGCTGGCCGGCGAAGGGATGACCGACCGCCGGCTGGCGAAGATCGAGCGCGCGCTCGCACGCCACTCGATCCGGTTCGTGGCCGAGCGCCAGGTCGACAGCGAGTCGATCGGCTCAGTCTCGTTCCAGTACTCCGGGGCCTTCGACGCCGAGGGCCTCGAGGCCACGGCGCCAGGCCAGAAGGCGATCGAGTACGATACGTCGGGCACGCTCGGCAACGACCCGCCCGCGACCTTCGAGGTGTTCTGATGCCCCGGAGTACCAAGGCGGCCGCCCGCCGCGCACTCAAGCGCGCCGGGAAGGACGTCGAGCTGACGAACTACCAGATCGTCGAGGAGGAATCGCACGGCCCGCATCCCGAGCCGACCGCGGACTCCCCGATGACGGTCACCGCAGTCGAGGATCCCGGCAGCCGCAACCTCGCGTTCGACGAGCTCTTCGGCGCCGAAGTCGAGGCCGACACGGTCTACCTGATCCGTGGCGACATCGACGGGATTCGCGACGGTGGCGGTGACGACGCGACGGAGATCGTCGACGGCGACTCCACGTACGTCGTCCTCGACGCCGACCCGTCGCACCTCCACGGGCTGAACGTCCTCGAGTGCGAGCGGATCGAGACTGAACCATGAACAACGAGATCATCGACCCCGAGCCGCGGCAGTACGCGGCCCGGAACGGAACGAAGGGGGTCTCCAGCGATGCTTGAGGACTACGAGGACCTCAACGTCGAGGAGACCCTCGCCGCGGTCGACGGCTTCGGTGGCGAACGGCTGGACCGGTTCCTCGCGTACGAACGCGAGCACAAGGACCGGAAGACCGTCCTGCAGCCACTGGAGCGTCAGCTGGTCACGGTCGAGGCACCCACCCAGGGCTACATCGCCGGCCACTGGTTCGACGACGCCGGCGGGCAGCGACCCGTCCGCCGTACGAAGCGCGTCGACGACGCCCTCGAGCACGGCGATCTTCGCGAGGTGTCGTGATGGTCGAAGACGACAACAACTTCGACGAGATTCGGGAAGCCCTCGACGAGGGACTCTCGGACGGCCTCGCGAAGGTCCACACGAAGACGCTCGACCGGCTCGTCTCGAACATGGGCGAGGGCAAGGACGCCCTCGGCCGGAAGTGGGCCCCGCTCGACGAAGCGACGATTCGGGCAAAGGGCCACAGTACACCGCTCATCGAGAGCGGCGACCTCCGGGCGGACATCCAGTCCTCCTCCGAGGTCGACACCGGCGCGCTTGTCGGGATCATCGGGACGAGCAAGGAGTACGGTGCGGTCCACGAACTCGGCGCGCCCGAGGCCGGGATCCCTCGGCGGCCGTTCCTGGGCCCGGCGGCGATCTACGCCAAGAACATCGCGCCCGACATCATGGGCGAAGAGATCGACACGAAACTCGAGCAGGCGGAGCTGTAACCCATGCTCACGACTGAAGAGCGCGCTCGCCTCGAGGAGGCGTTCCCATCGACAGCTACCGTCGAGTGGGACGGCGCCGAGCAGCAGTACGACGTCCACCCCTACTGGGAGGGCGCCGATCACGACGAGTCCTACCCCGCGCTCGTGCTGGGGTGGGAGACTCGAGGTATCGAGCGTGACGACGTCCAGCCCATGGGCGACGTTCTCCGGATCGAGAACGAGCCGGATGTGGCCGAGTACCGCGAGGTTCACGGCTCACGTCAGGCAGACAGCCTCACAGTGACGGTCGCTGTTCAGTCGTCGTTCGTCGACGGGATTCCGCCCCAAGTGCGCGCCGAGCAGATCGCTCGCGACGTCTGGGACGCGGTCCGCTTCGAGCTCGACCTGAACGAGACTGGCCCGAACGGTGAGCGACCGATGCTGCTCGAGCCCTCGACCGCGCCATCGGGCCCGGTCCGTGTCCAGCGGACCCTCCGCGTAGAGGGCGTCGTCGACGTCCAGTACACGACCGAGTTCGAGCAGACCAGCGAAACGACCGCCGACGTCGAGTACGACGTCGAATCGACCTAACAACAAACGACAGAACACCAACACATGCCCGTTTCAGTTGTCAACATCGACCTGACGGCAGAAATCGCGGCGCGGCAGCAGGAGACGTTCACCGACGTCGCCGTGATCGGCACCGCGGAGGCAGCCCCTCCCAACGCCGAGATCGGCGCGGTGAACCGATACGCCAGCGCTGCGGAGGTATCGACCGACTACGGCGAGGACACCGACGTCCACGTCGCGTCTGAAGCAATCGAAGCGATGGGGGCCCAGCACTGGTACGTGCTGGTCCTCCAGGAGACCAGCGTCGGAGCCGAGGACGTCGACGACGGAGCCGTCGTCGCGAACACGCCGATCCTCGGCGAGGCCGGCGTCACCGCCGCGGCTCGCGACGTCGTCTACACGACCGAGAGCCCGCCGGCGGCACCCGGCGGTGGTGAGGTGGCGGTGAACACCGACACCGGCGAGGTGGCGACCGACGACGGCACCGCCGCGACACTCGACTACACCTACGTCGAGTGGGGCGACCTGGACCACCTCCTCGACGAGGACGTCAACCTGGTCGGGTTCGCGGACGTCCAGGCGCAGGAGCAGCACATCGGCCAGCTCGACGAGCTGACTGGCTGGGCCGACGAGTACGGCCTCGGGGTCGTGTTCGCCCACATGGACGGCCGGAACGCCGCCAGCGACCGGGACGCCCTCGAGACCGCGCACGCTGTCGGGAGCTACGTCCCGAGCGGGGACATCCTCTCGGCGGCTCACAAGTCGGACGCCGACGTCTGCGGCCACATCCTCGGGCAGCTGGCGACCCACAACCCGTGGTTCGACCCGTACTACGACGGCGAGGGCTACCCGTTCGAGAGCGAGTCGTACCCCGGCAAGCTGATCGGCGACCCGGCGACCCAGGAGACGTTCGAGGGCGGCGACAACGAGGCCCTCGGCCCGACGAACGTCGTCATCGGGGTCGCAGACACGACCGTGCTCTCGAACTCGCTCACCACGGCGGGCCCAGACTCGTCGTACCAGTACTTCGACATCGGACGGACCGAATCCTTCGCGGCGACGGTCATCGAGGAGGCACTCCGCGATCTCCGCCTCCAGGAGGACCGCATCCCGTTCGACTCGGACGGCCGGACCATGATCTCGAGCGAGATCCGGTCTTCGCTCTCCGAGTACGTCGGCGGCGCCGACGCGCCGTTCGCGTCGCTCGACCTGTACGTCCCGCCGTTCGACGAGCTGACCGAGGAGGAGCGCGCCGACCGCGTCTGGACCGGCATCGAAGTCCAGGGCCGGCTCGCTGGCAACGTCCACGAGTTCAGCTTCAAGATGACCGTCACGGTCTAACCACGGAGTCAACACATGCCTCAGAACAAACAGTTCGACGCAGACGAGATCTCCGTCATTCTGAACGGAGAAGTCGTCGCCGACCTCGACACGATCGGCTACGACCAGAGCAAGGAGCACGAAAAGCAGGAGGTCCTTGGCGACGACGGGACCGTCTGGGTGATCGCCAGCGGCGAGTTTAGCGGCACGCTCGCGGTGAAGGCGACGTCCCCGTCGATCCCCGACCTCGAGGACATCTTCCAGAACGACGAGCACTTCACGCTCGCAGTGAAGTACGCCGAGAGCGAGCCCCGCGACGAATCCGACTTCGTCGACGCGATGCTCACCAGCTTCGGCCCCGCCGACGACTACGAGGACAGCGGGATGCCGATGTACGAGGGCGAGTGGGAGGCCAGCCAGGTGGAGCACAACTGACGTGATCACCAGTGACTGACTCTACCGAGCCCGACGACGACATCGACCTCGAAGAGCTGGAGGAACAGGAGTGGACCCTCGTCGG